CATCTACGACCTATTTCACACAAAAATAAGGGAACAATAAAGGAACAATCCAAATCAACACAACCCACAATCCCCCTAAATAAAGGGAATACAACAAAAAAGCAAGTTCCGTCTCTGGCCACCACTGTGTTATAAAATACTTTAAAATACTGCAAAATAAACCCCACAAAATCGGACTTTAAGCTTACTTGCTTTAAAATATGATAAAATGTTATAAAATAGAATTAAAACAAAATGAGGGAATAATAAGGGAATGGCAAGGCAGGTATTACCTCTTACTGATGTTAAGATACGAAAGGCTAAGCCTAAGGATAAAGTTTATAAGCTTTATGACGGTGGTGGGCTTGTTTTGTATGTTACTCCCAAGGGTAAAAAAGTTTTTAGATTTAAGTATAAAATGGCCGGGAAAGAAAAAACTATTACTATAGGGGATTATGGTGTTTTTTCTTTGGCTGAGGCAAGAGAGATCGCAAGAGAGTTTAAAAAAGATATCTTTGCCGGCAATGATCCTAAAATGAAAAAAGCTATCCCGGATGAGATTTCTTTTAAAAAGGTTGCTGAGGAGTTTTTTTCAACAAAAGAGAAGAGTTTATCTGAGGGGTATGTGCAAAAGCAACGGCGGCGGATGGAGCAGTATGCTTATCCTGCAATAGCGAACAGAGATATAAGAGACATAACAAAAAGAGACATAAGCGATATCATCAAAAATGTTAAAAATGTTAAAACTCAAAATGCAAAAGGCGGGGATAAAACAGAAACTTCAAAAAGGATCTATACTCTTATAAAACAGATATTTAACTTCGCACTCTCAAGCGATTATGTCGAATCAAACCCCGTGTTAAAAATAGATATAAAAACAATACTTCCCAAGCAAAAAACCAAAAATTACCGAGCCGTTGTGGATGAAGATAAAGTTAAAAAAATGTATGCTCTCATAAAAGCAAAAGATGATAATGTTTTTTTGGCACTTCGGTTTTTGGCTCTTACTGCACTTCGTCCGGGTAATGTTAGGTTTTTGAGATGGGAGTTTGTGGATATAAAAAATGGTATGATAATCTTTCCTGAAGGTTATATGAAAATGAAGAGAGCTTTCAGGCTTCCTTTGACGAAAAATACAAAAAGCATCTTAAATAAAATGAAAAAGAAAAATAAAATAGCAAAAAGTGAGTATGTTTTTTTTGGCAAAAACGGTAAAAATATGAGTGAAAATACTTTAAACAGAGTTCATGACAGGATCGGAGTTGATCATACCGCACACGGATGGAGATCATCTTTTTCTACTATCTGTTATGAACATCAAAATGAGCATAGGTTTGGATATGAGGTTATAGAAAACCAGCTTGCTCATATCGTCGGCAATGCGTCATCAAGACCGTATCTAAGATCTGACTTTTTAGAACACCGGCGAAAGCTGCTGGAGTGGTGGGAAAAGTTTTTGGAAGCATAACTCAAACCCTATCAAACCACCCGACAAACTTTTCATATTCCGGGTTTTTTATGTCTAAGTTGTAGTAGTGCATAAACTGTAAGCCGTTCAAAATTTTTAACAGTCGTCTTGGATTTACTTTTTTTACTGCGGTTAGGGTTTTTTCTCCTACTATGCCGTCTACTTTTAAATCTTTGAAAAAAGCTTCGTTTCGGTTTAGCAGATTTAGGGCTTTTTGTAGGTTTTCTCCTGCGGTTTTGTATGTGCCTATGTTTACACTTTGCTCCAAAAGCTCTTCGGCTATGATGTAGGGGAGATCGTCGCCTTTGAATTTATCCCAGTACTCTTTTTTGTAAAAATTTTTTACCAAATCCTGAAGTTTTTTGCTTGTATTTAAAAGCTTTTCAAAATTTGTTGAGTGAGCCTTGTAGGCGTCTATGATACTCCAGCCTAACCAATTCGGGTGATATACTCTTGATATACCCATATATGTCTCTTTGCCGGTATCGCCTTGCAGGTTTGCATATCTGCCCTCGTGGTCAATGAGATTGTCAAAAGCTTTTTGGAAATTAGTCATCTTTTTCCTTTTCTAATTTTACATTTAGTTTTTGCTCTAATATTTTTGTAATGATTTGCTCCAAAGTGTAAAATGATCTTGTCCCCTGATGGCTGAAAAAGCCGCTCAATCCTACTGCTAAAAGCTCATTGGCTCCGTATCCTCTTACGATAAGATAAACTATTATGGCGATACCGGAACTGCTAAATGTATCAAAAGTAAATAAAGTGAGTTTTTTAAGCCTCGTATACCCTTTTGTCTTTCTTTTAAAATAATTCATAAATGCTCCCCATAGCCCTGCTCCTACAACTGCAAGGCTTACAACATCATCTATATCTTTCAAGTGTTTATCCGGCACTTTTTACCCTTTATTATTTAATTTCTATTTCTTCGGCGGGCGGTATAGGGCTTTGTACTCTGCCTACATTTGCCAAAAGTTTTGTTTTGTCACTGCTTCCTTTTGAGCTGCCGAAAAAATACTGCATTACGCTTCCAAATCCTGCCGCAAGTGTTCCAAAAAGCATATATATGATATTGTTACTTGCTTCGGGGATAGATACAAACATCATTATGGCTATCAATCCAAAAAAACCCAGGACAATCGTCCATGCAAGTACATAAAGATTTATATCACTTTTGCCTGTGGCTTTTTCATGTTCAACCTGTCTCTGTCTTGCGTTTTGAATGTCTTGCATATATACTTTAAGGTTTTCAAGTTGTAATTCTCTCAGCTTTTCTATATGTTGCATTTCATACTCTTTTAATTTTACAAGAGCGTCAGGGTTTGTTTTAAGTGCTTCTACTACTTTGTCAGGGTCATTTTCCGTTCCGAGTAGAGAGCTGACTACTTCGCCTATCGCACCTCCTGCGGGACCGCCTATGACAGTGCCAAGCACAGGTGCAACTTTGCCGACTACCTTGCCTACATCTTTCCACGTCATTGTTTTACTCCGTATTTTAGTCTATGATAAAGCTTGATGGCTTTTATCATAGCTCTTGTTCTCCAGCTGTTTTCTATCTCAAACAATATCTGAGAACCAATCTCATCAGCTTCTTTGTATTTGTCTTGACTGCATAGATAGTCGTGTACTACAAAAAAAGGACTAAACTTAGGTTGATATTTATCTACCAAAAGTCTAAGTAACCTCACTTTTAAAGTTAATCCATCTGTCTCAAAACCGTTAGGGACTTTTATACCTTTATTTTTATAAGGCTCATAAAGTCTGAATGTTCCTTGAGGTTGTGGTTCGAGTATAGGGTATTTCATATATTATCCTTGATATGCTGGTAACTCGCTTAATACCTCTTCAACAGTAGGCATAGGTCTATTGCCTGCTTCTACATCAGCTTCTATCTCACCAGCTTTAGCCCAGCAGTTTGCACACCAAGTAGCTAATCTGACTGCTTCATCTTTAAAAGGATTATCATAACCAGCATAACTTCTTGCACTCATCATATTGTCATATCTTAACTCTTGTGCTTTACTATCTAACATATTTTGTATAGCTTTATCCATTTGTTTTTTAACTTCTTCAAAATATAACTCATCTTGCTTTTGCTCAGCCTGATTAATATACTCTTGTTCTACTTCTTGTTTTGTTGTTAAATAAACAAATTTATCACCTTTTCTTGCTACTTCTTTTTTAGTAATATTTTGTAGCAATATTACTAAAGGTATTTTCGTAATCTCTTGCATAACATAACTCCTTTTTTATAGATTTAATTAAGTTGTAACTGTCTGAATGTTGTATATGTCCGAACCAAGAAGCTAAAAACATACTCAACTTTTGATTTTGTCTATGTTTTGTATATCTTTTAATTTTCCTCTTTGCTCTAACACCACTATCTTTACGGATAAGCTTATAAGTAGCAGTTATTCTATAGCCTAAGAAATTCAAAGGTTTCGAGAGACTGCTAATGTGCCATTTGCTAAACTTTAACTTCATAAAAATAGCACTGAATTTCTGAAGTATTTTTTGGTATCTTCTTAACTCTTTACTCTCGTTACTCAATATGACCGTATCATCCATATATCGAAAGTAGTGCTTAATATGAAGCTTTGTTTTTATGAACCTATCAAAAATATGTCCATATATATTTGCAAACAACTGCGATAATAAATTTCCTATTGGTATTCCTTTGTTTTTATTTGTAAATTGTTTTAGCAACTTCAAAAGTTTCTCATCTCTAATTTTTCGTTCAATTTCAGTAAACAATATATCTACATCTATTGAATGAAAATATTTGCTAAAATCCATTTTTAAATAAAACACTTGACCATTTTTTGATAATCGTCTTATGGTGGCTTGAACATCCTTTACTCCTTTGTGTGTCCCCCTTGATTTTCTACAAGCATAGCTTTGGCTATAAAATACTTTCTCAAAGATAGGTTCTATAGTATTGAAAATTGCGTGTTGAACTACTCTATCTCTAAAAGGTAATGCTTGTATTACTCGCTCTTTTGGTTCATATACTTTAAACTGCTTATAGCTTCCTATTTTGTATAAGTTTTCTGTGATTTGTTTTTGCAGTAAATACAGATTTGTTTCTAAATGCTCTTTAAAATGCAGGTGTCCTATTGTAAATCTATTCCCACCTTTTACGGTTTTAAAATAAGCATTTCTCAAGTTGTCTGTATCAACAATTTTTTCCATCAAGTTCCTATATTTTTTACCCAATTCTTTACCCTTTGTTGCGTTGTCTTTTGCTTTCGATATTTCACTACTCACAATTTTACAAACCCAGTAATGTGTTCGCCAAAGCAGGATAGATAATCTGACCATATTATTGGTCGCACCATTAGAGCCTTGACTGCAAATGAGTGCTACTACCAATGAATTATCCTCACACGCGGCACGAGCCCCAATATTCCAGTTCGAGTTCCAAACATAGTTGTTCCAATTCGAGCAGCGAGACCCAGCCATACCGTTTAATTACCTACCCTATATTTTGCTATCCAGCTATGGATAATTCTCCCAACTTCTGCAAGTTTAATACTTGCTACTTGATGTTGTTTTTGACTTATTAACTTTCTGTTCCTATCTGCAAAAAATCTTAGATAAAACCTAATCGTTGCCAAGTTCGCGTCAGCTTCATATATCTTTGAAATATGATTTGATTTTATAGATTTATAAAATAACTCGATTTGATAGAAAATTGATTGGATAGCTTTTTCCTTGACTACACCGTGCTTTCTTTGTATGTTTTGAAGCACGGGATAGATATAGTTTACAAACTCTTCAAATTTTTCTATCAGTATCAAATTTTCAGCCATAATAACGCTCACTTCCGTTCGCTATACAAGCTTCAAGTGGTCACACGCGGCACGAGCCCCAATATCCCAGCTCGAGTACCAAACAAAGTTGCTCCAAAGCGAGCAGCGAGACCCAGCCATACCGTCAGCTTCTTGCCTTTGTCCGCCTAAAATTACAGCTGTTATGTGGTTGTCGTGAAGTGCATAAATTTGACCTCTGCCACCAGCTTTATCTCTCCAACCCCAAGATGTAGAGCCTTCATCTCTATTGCCACCAACATCAGCACCCCATATCCACTCATTTCCACTTGCTTGTTCTATCCCCCATTTGGATACAAATTCAGGATAGTGAGTTACTTTACCCTCATCACTTCCGCTATCATACCCATAAGTTCCATTTGCTCTTGCACCCTCTACAACACCATAAGCAATTTTTTGGAACTCTTCATAACTAATAAGCTGTTTTCCAGCAACCCCAACAACTTCACAAGCTTGGAACCAAGTAAAACTACCGTATTCGACAGTTCCATCACCACCAAACTCTAACGGTATTTTTGGTATCTGTCTGCTATAGTCTGTTGCACCAGCTGCAATATTTACTCCGCTGTGAACTGATGGAGCCGAGTATTTTCTTATCCCGTAGTTGCTATCAGCTAAATAAATGTCATACCATTTACCCAAGATAAACACCATCCCCCTTGGGTCACAAGTTGGTCTAAATTTCAAGTCCCAAAAAGAGTATTTATTTATACCTCGTATCGCTTCCATATCAGCGTCTGTTTTGTTACCAGTTTTTGCTTCATTTTCAGGAACTAACCCGTAGTGAAAACCACCAATAAGTCTATCGTCAGCTTTATTCATATCAGCGCTGATATAAAAGCTACCATCTTCTTTTGCATAAACAAAATAATCTGTCCCTGCTGTTTTTGTTCCAGTGTCTAAATCCACATTTAAGTCTAAAGTAATATTGTTAGCAACAACAATATACTTATAACCAACTCTAAGTTTTAATCCTAATGGAATTCTTATACTTGACGGACTTACTTTTTCAAACAACACTACATCGCTGTTTTCCTTTTTAAAATCGTTTACATTTTTAACAATTCTGTAATTAACTGCATCCTCATCATTTTGCGCATCTGCTACTTTAAAAGTCTGTGTGTTGTCTCCTGCCTTTTCAGCTTTTTCATTCACCCAGTCCCATAGCTGTCCTATTGCTGTTTTAAATTTACCCTGCGTCGTTGTATCGCCGTTTAGGTCGGCTTTGTTTGGTATCGCCATTTTAATATCCTTTCATTGTAATATCTACAACTCCGCTTGTCGGAGTTTGGTTGGTATCATAGAGCTTTATGAAAGCTCCGTTTATTAAGTCTTTGCTTATCACTTTTGCACTTACCGCATTACCTCCGTCATCTTGTAGAGTGACTGAAACATTTTTGAGTGTGTTCATCGGTTTTGTAGGCATCACATATGTTCCGCTGCTCGAAATTGAGACATCATTAAAAAAGTCAAGGATATCCGGAGCATCTATGAGGTATCTTATTTCGTTTACGGCTGATTTGTCTTTTGCCGGCAGGAAGTCGGCTTTAACTTCGTATGTTTCGTATGCTTTTGCATCATAGTCAACAAAAGGACTCCAGCTGTCCTTATCGAACATATTTGCATTTACATCATCATACATTAAGCCGTCCAAAGAGCCATAAAACTGACTTGTAAAATATCCTCTGATGAAGTATGCAGGTGAACCTATTCCGTCAAACTGTGGCACAATCGAACCTGCAGTATCAGGGGTAAACCTGCTGATGATATATGTCTCGCTATAAAGTGGGTCATAAAACTGTGCATTATCTGTCTCGCCGTAAAAGATATCACTGTCCTGAGCTACATACATAACTCTTATATCTTCTGACTCATGCACTCCGTTTGTCTCTGTAAAACCGATATTCGCATCGTTGACAAAGTCTGCTACTCTTGTATAGACAGGATTTGAGATGATAGTATCTCCAAAATCAAGCTCTATCGTTCTTGTCTCTACGCTCAGGTTGCCTTTTAGGTCAACACTCTTTAGGAGTATGGTTTTTGTGTTATTTGGAAGTTTCAGAGTGATATTTTCGTTTGAAGTTTCGGCTATCGGCACGGAGAGTACCCAGTCTCTTGTATTGCCTACTCGTAAAACATAGCCCTTGAAGTCAACAGGCTTGTCTGTTAGCTTCCAAGAGAGTTTTACATTGTTTCCGCTCCTGTAATCCACAAAAAAACTCTCAGGTGCCGGTGGAGGTGCAGACTGTCCTAAGAATTTATGAGTTATCTCTTTGTCCCCGACTTTAAAAGTGTAAGTTTGACCTGCGATGAGAGTGTTTTTAAACTCAAAGCTGTTGTTCTCTGTCTCACCGTATTTAACTCCGTTCACATATACACTTGTTTTGAGAAGTGATATGCTCTCCTGATGTCCGCTCCAAGTCAGTGTCAATATCTCATCTATGCTTCCGTCTTGATTTTTGAGCATAGTTTCGTATGCTTCGAGGTTTCTTATCTCATCAACTGGGATAACCTCCTCGACATTTATCACAGCGGAGTCGTTATATACGCTTGGGTTGTACTCAAGAGCTTTGATAGTTCTTGAAAAGTCTCCGGACCTTGTTATGTCCGTTACTCTATATAGGTTGACTGCTGTTGCGGTTTGCTCTCCCAAAGCAAATACATCAAACTTTTGCGGGATTTGAGTGACTGTTACATTTATCGTGTCGGTTGTGGTATCTGCTGAGTATGCAGGGATATCGAGTGTGACTATCTCGTCGGTTTGAAGTCTGTACTGTATCTCATAGGGTATATTTGCCTTGAAATTTACCTCTTGGTCAAGTTTGATATATGAGTCTGTTGCTTCTACTATTCTGCCGTCTGCTGTTGTGTTTGTCATATATCTTTTGCCAACTTTTATAACATCACCTACCGTACAGGCTATGGAGTCTATATCGGCTTTGAAAGAGACTGTCTCGGTTAGGTATCTGTTGTTGTTTAGCAGGTATTGTGCATAGTTGGCAGCCTGTTGTCTGTTTGTGCAGCCGTAGAGATTGATACTTGCTTTTTGCTCTATTGTGCTTGTATCAAAGTCGTGTGATTGAAGCTGAACGGTTTTGGCTTTATAACTGTCTGTTTCGTCGTAGTATG